TAGTCGTAGTCCAATCTTCATCTTGCTCCTAAATGGGGTGACGGAGGGGACTCGAACCCCCTACCTACTAGGGCCACGACCTAGTGCTTCGACCACTTTAGCTTCCGCCACATCTATAGCTTAACATGGATCTCTCCATTTGTCAAGCCGTTGGTACTCCCTGCCAGAATCGAACTGACACTAACAGGATGTAAGCCTGTTACACTACCATTATGTTAAGGGAGCATGGTGCAGGCGACAGGAATCGAACCCGCTTTTGTCAGCTTAAAAGGCTGCTGCAACACCAAATTTTGCTACACCTGCATGGTTGGGGCACCCGGCGTCGATCCGAGTCTAATACGTTATCAGCGTATTGTGCGAACCACCTACACTATACCCCACTGGTGTTACCGGCAGGAATCGAACCCGCGTATCCGCCTCTTCAGGGCGGCGCTACACCGTCTCAGCTACGGCAACATGGTACGGGAGACAGGTGTTGAGCCTGCTAAGGCTAGTTAATAAGACTGGCTGGGGTACCGACCCCGCTCCCGCACGGCTAATCTTCTTCTTGGTCCATCTCGATCTGAAGGGTTTGGTTCCATCCTTCGCAGTGTGCGGCGATTGAAGCATAGAACTCAGCCGACTCAGCTACCGTTAAAAGTAACGCATCACAGCCGACTTCATCAATAGCGTCAATCGCTCCTTCAATGAGATTGTCTAGCTTGTCCTCCGTCATGGTTCCTCCTAGTAGTAGCGGTCTAGAACGTCTATCGCCTCATGGCAAGCGTTCTCAACTCTTGCCGCAGCAGCAGCAAGATAATCTAACGCTATCCACAAAACGGTTCTTACGAGCATATCTGCATTATAACAGATGGACTCGATGATGTCAAGCCCCCGCAGTCTTCTTGCTGCTGGACAAAGCGCCTACAACGCGACGAGCCTCTAGAACCACTGCCGACACAGCAGTAGACACGGCTACGATGATTGCTGTTTCTGGTCCTGCAATGTGCAGAGAGGATGCAGCATTTTCCACGACGGCCAGTACGGCACCTACGGATGCACCTACGGATGCGATGTCGGCCGCGATGACCTTGACATCAGACTTCAGCGTATTGAGAGTAACACTCGTACTCATATCGTTTCTCCTTCTGGGAGTTTGTATTCAATCTTTGGGCTACGATAGCCGATTGGGTAATGCTTGTCTACGAAAGCGTTGAAAGCGGTCAAGTATGGTTTTACTCGAAATTGCCACTCAGCAAAACTTTCGTCTTCTTGTGGGATTCTGCTATCTGCGATTGACATTGAATCTCCTTAGGTGGAGCCACCAGTAGGACTTGAACCCACTTCACGACGGTACAAAGGTCGGGTTTTACCAGGTAAACTATGGTGACGTGGCTCCCAGCCTAGGACTCGGACCTAGACGAACAGCTTCAAAGGCTGCTGTGCTACCTTACACTAGCCGGGAATGGAGTGGATAAGGAGATTCGAACTCCTGACTTCAACTTGGAAGGATGACGTGATAGCCACTTCACTATACCCACATTGTTATGCTATTGCTGCTAATTCCGCGGGGAACTGTTGGTACACGTCCCCCGTTATTTTTCCTCCACCAGACAGAAGCCCGTAAGCATACAGTCCGGAGCAGATCCATGTTCCGTCACGTCTGAAATCCACTCGAATGAACTTAGGCGTTAAAACGTTAAACGCGATACTTAGGATTGTAAGGAAACCATACTTCGTTCCTAGTTGGCTTCTTAGCATAGTTAAGATTTCCTGACGATCTTGCTCCCATGCTTGGTTAGTTCCGACCACTCTAGGAAATGCCGACAGAGAGATGATCTCGTACTGCCCACCATGTTCGCTCAGAAGTTGTGTGTTATACACCCCACGTCCCTGAGCCTGTCCAAGATACCAGTCCACCACCTTTCCGGAATCGTCCCTTACAGGGCGATCTAGCCATGCAACATGACTCCATGTAGTGTACTTGCCGTATCCGCGGATCTTCTGGCCCAGACGAATCGCCCAACCCACAAACCCCGGCGACGTACAAAAAACACAATCTCCAGCCTGAGCCTGAGATAACGGTATCGTGGGAACCCCAACGTAAGCTAGAGTCTGTGAGTAGAGCAATTGTTTCTCCTATAAATAAAATGGAGGGACATACGGGAATCGAACCCGTGCTTTCAGCATGGCAAGCTGACGTACTGCCTCTGTACCAATATCCCACTTGGAGGCGCCGACCAGATTTGCACTGGTGTGACTCGTTTTGCAGACGAGCAGTTCACTACTCACCCACGGCGCCGTGGCTCCCCGCCCAGGTAACGCTCCCGGTTCTCTTCGTTAACAGCGAAGCATGTGGCTTTCACACCGGCAGGGAATACGATGGTTGATAACGCAGGCCATCGCTGCGGCGCCGTTCTAGATCCGGGGTGGCTGGCTTACCCCCGTACCGATATCGGGGATTGAACCCGAACTGCATGGCTGAGAACCATGTGGACTACCATTATCCTATACCGGCTTGTGTTGCTTTGACTTGCTTGGTACTCCGTAGGGGCGACGATCCCCTTCTATCACCTTGAAAGGGTGAGGAACTAACCAACGTATTCTAACGGAGCATGGCCGGATTGAAAGGTGCCTGAACTGTGCCGTTGGAACGAACAGGAGCTACCTGTTCTCACCCATCTTTGGACGCTGATCTTTGCACAAACGTCACGCCCTATGATCTCCGGACCTGCTTGACCATAGAGCTATTATATCACAACCATCTCTGGTTGTCAAGAGGAAAGCGGGGTTCCCGCCACCCAGACGATTTCTCGCCCCACCTACTTTCCAGATAGGGCCGACACTCTGCCGGTTCACTTTCCGTGGAGGAAGGCAGCCCACACGATGAGCACGCCGTTAAGCGCCGTCTGTATTCAAAGCAGCGTCAGGAACCTTCCTGATTTACCTTCCCGGTTACTGTTGCGGAATCACCACCAGCTAGTTGTGCTGGTACCGGATCTCCACTGACCCTACTGGTAGCAATCAGCTTCTTCAAATTCTTTACCTCTTCAATCGTGTCGTCAAGGCGTCCATCTACATGAACCTCAACGCGAGCAATAGCGTTATCGCGCTCTCTTCCTTTTTGATCCTGCTTGTTCAATCGGTAGATGATGTATGGACCGATCAACGCCGTGAAAACTGCGCTGATAATGATTAGGGCTATCTCCATGAGATCCCCACTTCTGTTCCCCTTCGTGAGAGGAAAGCCCCGGTCCCGCCCCGGATCCCCCTAAGGGAACGTGTAGGTTTCGAATCTACCCTGGCCGCTTCACCAGTTGACTTTCCGCAGGTTTACCAAACCCAATGTACCGGATGCCATATGGTCCAGAATTGCAAGATGAATGCAATCACAAACAACATCATTCCGGCGTATCCGATATCATTTTCCTTGTGCCACTTGTAGCCAAAGACAGCAACAGCAGCGATGGAGACGAATAGAGCAACAACTTGCATGACGCGTCCTTTCCTACAGTTTCCCCCGCGAATGTCCGAATACGATGATGGCTAGCACGACGATGGCGGCTATCCAAACGAACGGAGTTGTAATGAAGCCAAAGATGGCGAAGAGAATCAGTAGTAGGATTAAGAAAATGAGCATGATTGCTCCTTTGTTGCAACTGGAGGATAGCGGGTGACTTGAACACCACCCGCCGAAAACGGGCGCATTGCTTAGCAGGCAAGCCTTACCCCTTGTAAGTTCACTATCCATAAACCCCGAGTTGTGCCACCATTACACTAAGTCCACCGCTTCTGATCGGTCCCGATCAATTGTCTAGACCGCGGTGGGCCGGAATCGAACCGGTCCTACTCGGTTTGCCTCGCATATAGGATTCGAACCTACGCTGACTCGGTTTAGGAAACCGACGCTCTATCCACTGAGCTAATGCGAGAAGAAACTGGGTGGCCGGTGGGGTGTCAATACCGTGGGTCGTCATGCAGACTCGAAAATCCGACAATCTAGAGTATCCCCTAGCGGACACGGCTTTCCCATCCTCCGTTTACGGCGCCAGCGCCCCATGACCGGGCCTAGCTAACCTCTGTCCCTACCACCCAAACTGGAGCCGCCATTGGGAATCGGACCCAAACTACTTCCATACCAAGGAAGAACACTACCATTATGCGATGGCGACAAAATCAACGGGCCGCTGCCTGCTGCGCTTGTGGCGTCAGCGACGGCACCTACCCGATGGCGCTGTGACTGGGATTCGGACCCAGGAGGCAGAGATTCGGACTCTCTACTGATAATCCACTTCTCACAGCATGGCGTTCCCTGCCGGGGATGATCCGACCCTAAGGATTTCGTAGATCCTTGTGCGATCCAATACACTAAGGGAACATGGCGACCTATGGGAGAGTCGGACTCCCTCTTCAAGCGTGACAAGCTTGCGTGACTACCGCTACACTAATAGGCCATGATTTGTTGCTAAGTTCCGGTGCCAGGCTTCGAACCCAGACTACGAGCGCCAGAAGCTCGCGTGCTACCGATTACACTACTCCGGAAAGTGAGATAGAGGCTGGCGACTTTACCAGTTTGTCTACCCGCGTATGATTTTGCCTTTATTACGACCAGCAAAAGTCGGCGTTTGAGAATGACAGTTAGGGCACAAAAATCGTAGATTCTCAGGTTTGTTATTCCAAGAGTTTCCATCAATATGATCTATGTGCAGAACGATTGACTCACCTAGCCAATGCGATCTTATCGGACAACCCTTGGTCGCACATTCATAGGTCCGACCTATGCTCAGTAGATCCCGAGTTAGGATATCGGAGCCTATGCGGGGCGCTCCTTCTTCTGATACCAATCGTTCGGCAGTTGAACGCCTGGATCTGTAAGGCTGTTTTGGTTTTGCTTTAACCCAGAAATGAGAAACATCTATTTCGTATTGTGCGATTTTTTGAGTAATGCGGGTGTTGTTGACTCCGTTAGACGGAATACCCAGCGCACGCAAAACATCAGCGTATGAATAACATGATGATACTACTCTACGGATGGCCGTTTCGCTATGATCGTATTTCCTGATAACCATTTTCTGCTCCTGTCTCAACCCAGGAAAGGGTGGGCATTGGGTGGTTGAGCACCCGCCGCCCGTGATTTTGAGCATCTCAACATGCTGAGTGGAGCTAGCGGGTACTGCCCCCGCGTCTTTCGGGCCTCTACTACATTGTCACAATCATTTCCGTCTTTCCGGTTTGTCATGTTGCAGGGGTGACGTTGCCGCCACTGTTCCACCACTGACTTTTATTGTCGGAAGTCAGAAACCGGACTTTAGGGATCTTGGATTGCAAGGCGTCCCTAGCCCCGGCTGCCGCTTTTAAGCGGATACGAGAACCTTAGATCCTACCTGAGACAGATAGAAAGCGGCTTCGTCAGCGATACCGAACGTAGTGTTGTCGGTTGTTTCATGTGCGCTTATTAACGTGACCTCGCATCACGGATTGTCAATATAGGGTCAGTCATCGAAATCGAATCTTGTTTAGCCCCATGAAAAACGAAGCACATGCGCCTTTGGGTAACCGCTAGCAGTAGCCTCCGGGTGTCCACTTCGTTACGTCGGATACCTGGGTGCTGCCCCCAGTATTTCGTGATCCCAAATCACGCGGATTGCTGTCTTCCTCGTACCCGGTGGTCCCTCATCTCGGTGCTGCCCCGAGGATTCGACTTTAAGAGAGTCGCTGTTTCCTGTTAACGTAATGAGGGTTGGTACTCCTGACAGGATTTGAACCTGCAATCCGAGGAACTAGATTCTAAGTCTAGCGCGTTTTCCGAGTTTCGCCACAGGAGCATGTGGGCAGTTTACCGTCATGCCCAGGACTCCTAGCGGTATCAGCAGGGTCTTCGCAAGCCTTAGTTGGTGGAGGTACTGGTAGTCGAAACCAGATTTCAAGTGTGCAAGACTAGTGTAATCGCCATTATACGATACCCCCATGTTGCACAGACTCCGGACTTAGCCGTAAGGACCGTCTGTGCATCTTAGCCCATTAAAAGCGCCAGCGTGTTGCCGTTACACTATCCCAGCCCACATGGGTAGGGAGCGAGATTCGAACTCGCAATACTGGCTAGATTTAGGTGGGTGGCGGGATTGGCTACCCGCAACGTAGGACTCAGAGTTGCCTATGATTGGTTACCTACGAACTACCTAGTTCTGCTTGTCGATTTTCAACCCTTGCAAGGGGTTTTACTACCCTATCCCTCAGGCGCTAGCCCACCAGTCAAGCGTAGTTTTCCTCCGACCTAAGCGTGTATTATCCCCCAGCCTGAGCTATAAGGATTCTTCTACCACACCCTATGGGTTGCCGTCGCTACCCAAATCAATTACAACCTTAACACATTTCGCTCTGGTTGTCAAGTCCGTCGTGTAGGGATCGAACCTACCGTGTTACTAGAACGCCAGATTTACAGTCTGGTGCCACCACCATTGGGGCCTACGACGGATGAGTGGGTGGTTGCCTGGCCCTCTTAACGAGGCAGATGCCGCTCCCACTTATTCATGGTATTTATCTATGATTCCTGCCTCTGGGGCTGCCAGGCGGTTTTCTCTGTCAATGTGCATATAGGTCAGCCGAAGCTGAACAGAAGGTTAAAAACCCTCTCTGAGCGGGGAATGAGCTAATCGAAAACTCGCTAACGGGTTTGGAAGCCGTTGTACTACCACTATACGAATTCCCCAAGGAACGCTACTATAACATAGTTGCCGCTGAATGTCAAGCCCCCGGAAAGATTTCTTTCCTTTTACAATCCGGTTGCCGACAAAACAAGTATAGCACATGCAACCCCTATTTGTCAATAGGTAGAGGCAATATTTTTATTACGATCATGTTAACGCAGCCTGAGATTCACCTTAGCATAAAACGTCCAGCTTGTCAACCCTTTTTCTACAAATCCCATAAACTTACTTGACAAATCAGTATTTCCCTGCTATACTGCCATAGAGCACATAAGTGGAACATATGTTCACGGGGATGGTATATGCCGCACAAGATTAGCAAGGGCGTTCAGAATAGAGTCACTGGTATCGTCAAGCAGCTAGACAATATAGCAAAGTACATAGGACTGATTGATGAGCCGCAAATCACCGAGCTACTCAGGCGAGCGTCTATCGGGTCCACTCCGGATGGATTTGGTCCCGGCAAATCCCTTGGAGAAGGTGGTGGGCGCGGTGGGTCCACGGAGGACGGCATCTCTCGGCCTACTGAGTCTATGGCGCTCAATCAGCGCCGAACTGTAGACCCGGTAAAGGCACAAGCGAAGAAGATCCAAGACTGGATTTGGAACGCTGAAGCCGATTTAGCTGACGCGGTGGACGCTTTAAAGTATATAAACATCCAGCTAGAAGAAGAAAAAGAACGTCCGACAACAGTTCCATGCCTTGTTTGTCAGTTGCTTCCCGCCACCAAGAGAGGAATGTGTGATAGCGATTATCACGATTGGTGGAAGCACGGAAAGCCTGACTTTCAGGCATGGGTTTTCTTTAAAACAAAGCAGCGAAATCAAGAGAACCTACTGCTGGTTTCTGAATGTCCACCCCCTAGTGATGGCAATAAGGCCATCCGCGGACCCCACAAAGCAAAGTAGGTGGTAACACTCTTATGACGCTTAAAGTTACCAGGCAAATCTCGAGTTTCGCCAGGTCAGCAGCTTATTTGGATCTCGACTTGACAGATGGTGTAAACTTACTTTTAGATATCACTTTAATGGACTTTTATGTCTAACGACAACGTTCGGCCATCCGAAAAGGATCTACGTCTTGTTGGCTTTAACCGCCACCAAATGAATGTATTGGCTCAATTGCCAGATGACGTTGTGCAAGAAGCATACTATACACAGCTAGAACTTCTTATGAGTGGTAACGATATAACGCTAGATTTCTAGCACATGCAAGTGGAGGAACACTTTGCCTGATCCAGAAGAGTTCAAATTCGAAGATATGTTTGACGACTCTGATGTTACGTCTGTGGTTGGAGATGCCGAAATCGCCCTGCGTAAGCAGATGGGTGATGACAACTTCGAAAAGATGATGCACTATCAGCGTGCTACTGCTGACAATGATCTGGCGCTCACACAGGGCCACATTGATAGAGTAAACGCTGTTGCTAGAGTATGGACGGCTGTAGAGCAGTCCATTAAGGTTGCCGCGGCCTTAGCTGTGGCCTGGTCGATTTATTCTTGGACTCTTGGGCGCATCTTTAAGTAACGACCCGGAGTGCAGCCTTGAAGACTGCAAGCATCCGGCAGAATACGCTATTTATCCAGATCGCTTTCGGCGCATTGAGTTGGCCGTCTACCTCTGCACGCCACATCGCGATACGGCAAACGAGCGCGTCGTCGGCAAGCAAGAGCTATACCAGGTGGCGTGTCAGATGATAAGAGAAAGCCTTGGCTACAGCTAAAAAGAAGCGCGCCCCCGATCATTTCAGCAATGTCCTTACTGAGACGATCAACCCTAGCGTTATAGATGCCTTCACTCCCTTAGGATACAACCCCACACCTAAGCAGAAAATCTTTCACGATCTTTCTCAACAGAAGGTTCACGCTATCCTTTACGGTGGCGCCCGAGCCGGTGGCAAGAGTTGCGCCATGACGATGGAGGCGATCCATTGTGCTGTAAACTTTCCCGGCATGAAGATCCTCTGCCTCCGACGCACTTACCCAGAGCTAGAAGAGTCTTTCCTAGCTGAGCTAAAGAAGCGTCAGTACGCTGCCCCGCTGGGTGGCAAGTGGAACCAGACAGACAAGAAGCTTAGGTTTGCCAACGGCTCTGAGATAAACTTCTCCTACGCCGAGACAGAGATCGACATCTCCCGCATCCTTGGTGGTGAATACCAACTCATCGAGATTGATGAGGCTTCTAGAACGCTCCCTATCATCATAAAGCACTCCGAAGAGAACCTGCGATCTGGAAGCCCAGCCATTCCGGTGATGGGACTACGGCTTGCTACAAATCCCGGAGGCACCGGGCACTGTCTACCATATGGTGACGTTCTAACCCCCAATGGTTGGCGTCGAATTGAAGACATTACTACAGGTGATCCAGTATACACCGTGCGACCTGATGGCGTGATGGTCGAAACCACCGTATCTAGGACGTTCGAATACGACTGGGATGATGACATAATTGAAGTCAACGCTCGCGGGCTTTCTATGGCGATGACTCCAAATCATAGAGTGGCGAAGGTTGGCGGCACAAAGACCAATCAAAAGACAAAATTCTCGTTGGTCCCTTTTGAAGAACTCCCCGGTCAGGCTACCATCTTGCGTTCTGTAGAGTGGCAAGGCAAGCCGTTGCCATCGTTCACTCCAGATCCAATAGAGACAAGAAAGCGCAAGTTGGAACAACCAGCAACGCTTTCTGGTGATCTATTTGCAGAACTCTTGGGCTGGTACCTATCAGAAGGTTCGGTAGTACGCTCTGGTCCAAAGGCTTTCGACATAGCTCAATCGAAACCAGACGGCAGAGACGCGATACAGAAGCTTCTAGATAGGTGTGGGCTTCAAGGGACTTGGGGTGAAAAGTCAGTAAGGATTTACGCTGCTGATTGGTGGTGGTATTTCTCGCAGTTTGGTTATTCCTATGAGAAATTTATTCCTGACTGGGTAAAGGCTGGGAGTCGAGAAGATCTTCAGATTCTCCTGAACGCGCTCATGGCTGGTGATGGGCACTGGCAGTCTAGAACTGGTGGTGCATACTATACGATCTCTAGACAATTAGCCGACGATGTTGCAGAGATAGCCGTCAAACTCGGCTATCTAGTGTTAGTAACTGAGTTTCAGAGGCCAGATAGAGTTGGTCCTAGTTTTACTGTAAACATTAAGAAGGTATTGTCTGGGGGGAGTGAACTCCTTACTGGGAATCATCTTTACGACGTAAAGACAATGACCCAGCGTTCTTCTAACATTAGAAGAAACCATTATACTGGTAAGGTCTACTGTCTTGGCATAGATGATACCGAGACGTTTATCGTTAGACAAAACGGATCAGTCTGGGTAAGCGGCAACAGTTATCTCAAAGAACGTTTCATCAAGCCAACAGAGCGCGGTCAGCATCTCGCTATCGACGCCGTTGGACGCCGAGTGGCGTTTATCCCTGCGCTCTACACAGACAACCCGTACATCAATCAAGAACAGTACAAGCAACAGCTTGACGCGATTGATGATCCTGCTCGTCGTGCTGCTATGCGTGACGGCGACTGGGACGCCCAGGTTGGTCAGTTCTTCGAACAGTGGAGTCATTTCAAGCACGTTATCGACAGACATTGGGATCTCCCGATGGAGTGGCAACGTTACTGTGGTATTGACTACGGTGTTCACGCTCCATATGCCGCCGTCTGGGCGGCTGTAGATAACGATGGCAGAATGTGGGTTTACCGTGAGCAGTATGCTCGCGGTGTAGATGCGCGTTCACAAGCCATGAATATTCTCGAAGCCGAAGAAGCTGCTGGCGAGTACGAAGTGATACGAGTTGCCGACCCTTCCATGTGGGGCAATCGTGGCACGCCAATGAGTATTGCTGATGTGTATGGCTTAGAGGGTTGTGGCATCATGCAAGCTGACAACAACCGTCCTAACGGTTGGGCGCGGTGCCACCACTTCTTAAATGATGGACCAGCTTGCGAATATCACACCGAGATGGGCTGGGAAGAGTGCCCAATGATGCACGTCTTCGGTGATGAGTGTCCTAGCTTTGTGGAAACAGTTCCAGAGCTACCGCGCCATCCGCTCAACCCAGACGACGCCGAGACTAAGAACGTAGAGGACCACATCCCAGACGCCTGGCGTTACCTCTGCATGACCGCTGGAACCAGCGGTGGACCTGTTATTTACGACAATGACGCAAGGGAGGCTACGTCAGCGGACGTGCGCCAACTCCACGAAGAAGAAGGCGCAGCCTACATGCCAGAAAGCGCTAGGCAAATAGGCCCCTTCGTGGTTGGCGACTTGCGAATGAACCTCTGACGGAGCACGAATGGCCCTGATTAAGCTAAGCCGCGAAATCTCTGAGGCTACTATTTCGACGCCCTCTGGCGCTGCTGTGGCCCCAACGGGTCGCCGTGGTTGGGTTCCAGGGATTCCAATCGGTGGTTCAACAGAATCGAATCCAGGCCAGTCAACTACGGCTGGCGCCTTGACGCGTGCGTCCTGGATGACGCAGTTATTCCAGTCTTACCTAGCCTGCACTTATGTATCAGATTGCATTGACGTTATCGCCCGTACTATTACGGCTGGTGGCGTGCAGGTTGTTCCAAACAATATGTCGCTGGAGGGGGATACCATCCCTACCCCTCCACCCGCCGTACAGGCTGTCCAGCAGCTTCTTGAATACATCAATGATGAGGAAGACACCCGCCAGCTTATGCGTGGTGTGGTGACTGATCTTCTGGTATTCGGTGATTCGTTCACTGAAATCGTGTATCTTAACAAGAAGCCGATAGCATTGTACCCACTGGATCCGAGCACAATGGATGTGCTGGCTGACGAGCATGGCACAGTGTTAGGATACCACCAGACTATGGGTACAGGTAGGGAGCAAGATTTCCTGCCGCACCAGGTCATCCACGTTAAGATGGACGCGCCTGGGTCTGGGCTGTACGGTGTTTCGCCAATCCAGAAGAACTACGTTCCAATCACGAACTATCTTTTCACCGCTGGATTGATCCAAGAGACAATGAAGCGTGGCGACCCATCTAGGTTGCACGTTGACTGGCCTATCGCTCTGCCTATCTCCGTTCAGGAACGCTTGCAGCAGCAGTACCAGTTTAAGAATCTTGGTGCGAAAAACATCGGCAACCTCTTTGAGACAAAGGGACAGACCGGCGTTCAGGAACTTGGAACCAACAAGCTTAGCGACTGGAAGATGATTCTTATCACTTGCCGTGATGAGATCATTTCTGGACTTGGCGTACCACCATCAAAAGTGGGGGTTATCGAATCTGCAAACATCGGTGGTGGTCAGGGTACTTCTCAGGACCGTTCGTTCCGAGTAAACACTTGTGGACCAATTGCTGAGTTGGTGCTTGAAAAGTTCAGCTTCCGCCTTCTGTACCAGTGCTACAACGTGAACGACTGGCACCTGAAGTTTGGTGAAGTTGACTGGCGTGACGACCTGACTATTGAGCAGATTCGCGATATGCGTCTGCGTAATGGTAGCTGGCTATTGAACCGCTACCGTACCGACATTGGCGAGCCACCAACCGAAGGTGGAGATGTTGCCGTGCTGGTTGACCGTCAGAATCTTGTTGCATGGCGTGATATGTCTGACCTGTCCGCTGCTAACCTAGCCGCCATTATGGCGCAAAGCGCACAGTCTGATGCTGCTGGTGTTGGTGGAGCGAAGACCGCACCCCAGCCTGGCGATCCACCAGAGAGTCCAAAGCCTACTGAGCACATTCCGTTTGACCACTTGGCCTATCGGGATGACTGGGAAGCCTGGAGAGAGGCCCGCAAAGAGTTAGCAATTGAGGAACTGCTAGGGAATTAAATGCCAACACAGGCCCAAGAAGAGACTGGTTACCTATACCCCGTAGTCGGTGATCCCGTTTACGGCATTAACGGTGGTCCAGTTGAGGGACCAGTTGGCACCTTGGGTGTTCCTTTGACTGCCGCTGCTGCCGCTGCTCTCATCCAAAAGGAAGTGGGCTAGGTGGCGAAGCCGCTTACATCTAAGCAGCGTGCAGCCGATCTAGCCAACTTAGCGAAAGCCCGTGCTGCACTTCGAACGAAGCCTCGGACACCGGCTCAGGTAGCCGCTTCAGCTAAGAATCTAACGCTGTCCAGAACGCGAGTACGCAGCACCAAGTCGGTTGCATCCGCTGCCGCTAGGCGTCACGTTAGTTCTGCTGGTATGTCCCGCTACGGCGGTGTTTTGGGACGCGCTCCTATCGGTGGGCGTCACGTTACCGACACTTTAACTGTTTCCTTCGCCCACCGTAAGCCTACTGGAATCAACAAGAAGTTCCAGAAGCGCATCTCTTCTACGATCTACGACCAGAGGGGCAAGTGGGAAGCAAGCAGAGTCCACCACTTCAAGAAGCGTCTACGCCAGCGCAAGCCGCGCCGTTCGCATCTGAAGCATTGGCGCACAAGACGCCGCAGTATCGGCCCGAAGTAACAGAAGCATTCGCTCATGGCTACTCGGAATGGTTTGCTTTCCCATCTCCGAGAGCCAAGCGAGAGCATGATTTTTTGCTTGGTTATCCCGTTCCACCTGGGTTTGTAGAAGCCCGCGGCGGGATGCATGGCCTTGTAGACAAGCTCTACATGCGTAAAGATCACATTGAGCATTCTTTATTCTTAGCTATCATAGCTTGGTGTAAGAAGTTCTCTACGGTTGTCAACGCTGCCGTGCTAGAGAAGATTCTACGGGATGACTCAGAGAAGGACAAGAAGGGTTCAGCCTTAGCGTCCCTGACGGCCACCCTCAGTCACGAACCGACGCTCAGCAGACAACTTAGAGGGATTCTCTCTTCTCATGCTGCCACAGCAGCAGCAGAGGGCACTGTAGCCGCTGGAGCGGTCATTAACAAGAAGGCTGGGGTCGCTGTCCCAGACCTAGACGATCAGTACAAGAAAGAGCACACAGCGGTTGTCAAGTCTGGTGTCCACACAAACGGAGTGGATGCTACGGCTACCTTAGTGCTTTCAGGAATAGCGGGCGATCTCGCTCGCCAGATTCCAGGCCAAAAATACGACGGCCAGACGAGCGACAACATTCAAGGCTCTGTAAGCGCTGTAGTAGCGGCTGGACTCGGGGCGTCCCTATATGCCGAGATGGCTACGCACAGCATCTACGCCGCCGCCCAACTACAACAGATAGCCGATGCTGGCGAACGAGTGGACTTTATCACAGTAGGTGATGGCCGGGTTTGCCAGGATTGCGAAGATGCTGAAGCTGGAAGTCCGTACACCATAGACGCCGCTCCTTCTATCCCACAGCATGTGGGATGCCGCTGTTGGTACGGAGCAGCAGGCGCAATTAGTTAGGAGTTGTTTAGATGGGCAAGGCTCGCGTAGCGACCATTAAGGGAACCTTCCTTGTTCCCACAGTAAGCAAGAATCGCAGAATGTATACAGTGGAGAATATCGGTAACGCCGTTTCCCGTATGCAGAAGCGCTTGACCGGGAACGACGGATTACCGTTGACGATGTTCCCCTCTCACAGCACGGCAGATACCGACAACGCCTTGATGACCATCGGCAAGATTACTAAGGTGGCGCAAGAAGCGGATGGTTCCGCTACCTTCGAGGCAGACATTGCAGACACTACTGCTGGTCGCGATATGGCAACCTTGGTTGATCCAAGCAACCCATTCGTGAAGGGTCTTTCGATCCGCGGCGCGTGGATGGCTGAACCTAAGACAGTCGAAGCAGAAGACGGCAAGGATGCTACTACGGCGTCTGATCTTGATGTGTTCGGCATTGACTGGACCGGTCGCCCTGGAGTTGAAGGTGCTCAGATCACTGACGCCAAGCTCTACGAATCCGTTGGTCTTCCTGTATACGATGGTTTCATCTTCGAGTCCGCAGACGGCGAGGCTTTCTTTGATGAGGCGACCGAAGAGGATGACCACAAAAATCGCAACCTTTCTGAAGTAGCTGACGCTCTGCGTAACGCAGCCGATCTGCTTTCCGAAGCGGGGGATGCCCCAGGCGACGGCAGCAAGCCATACGGTAATGTGACTTACGCCGACCCCGGCTATCAGAAGGACAAGAAGAAGCGCTATCCGATGGATACCGCTGCTCACGTCCGCGCTGCATGGGCTTACATCAGTAAGGCTAAGAACGCTGGAGCGTATACCGCTCAGCAGCTTGCTCGCGTTAAGAGCAAGATCAAGTCTGCCGCTGGCAAGTTCAAGATAGACATCAGTGAAGACGTTACAATGCTTCCTCTTCAAGAAGCAATGGAAGTCTATGAGGCTTACGCTTCGATGTGCATCTACAATGCCGATGGAAACATTAGCGCAAGTGGTTCCGCTGATGCGGATGAGATCCAGAACCTTGCACGTCGCATCGCTTTTGCAGCAATCTCTGGTATCAACGCTCTAGATCCTGATAACGACGACGACATTGACCTGACGGCGCCATCAGGAGAAGCAGCACCAGTCCCAGATGACAACAATATGGAAGGTTCCCAGGTGTGCCCTGAGTGCTCCGAAGCGGACATTCCACCAAACTTTATGTTCTGCCCTCAGTGTGGAGCATCCTTAGCAAATGATGAGTCTTCAGAGGAAGAGTCCGAAGAAGAAACCACTAATACAGAGAGTGAGGAAGCCATCGTGGCTGACGAAACTACAACTACAGAGGCAGAGACGACAGAAGAGTCGGCTTCAACCTCAGAGACGCCAGCCGCAGCGCCAGCTATCACAATGACTGCTGACCAACTGACGGCTCTTGTAACTGGTGCTGTTGAAGCAGCGGTAAAGGCTGCTACGCCTGCTCCCGTTACTGAGACTGAGCCACAGGAAAGCGCAGAAGAGGCAGCCCTAAAGGCGCTTGTTGCGTCTATCCGTGAGGAAGAGAAGACAAGGGCAGACAACGAGGCACTGGAGGCCGTTCGTGCCGCTGGCCTTGTTCCTGGTCCTTCCGGTCTACAGGCTGGCGCACGCGCTGGTCAGTTCTCAACTCCAGTGGCCGAGGCAGGCAAGATCCCTTCCGCTCAGGAGCTATCTGAGATGAGCGAAGAGGATTACCTAGCCAACACATATGAGGCGCTTGCGGCTCACCCAGGTTGGTCACGTCTGATGAACCGTGCTGATGCACACGCTCGCGGCTTCTAAGTAACACTTTCCATACATTCCTCCGATTCTTGAAAGGATCACTCCCTAATGGCTACCCCTCTTGAAGAGGCGCTTACAGCGGTAGGCGCACAAGCGCTTATCCAGAAGCGTATTGACCCTAACTTGCTGGAGTACCAGCGCCGTTACGCTCCACTTGTGCGTACACTGCCTACTACACCTTGGAACTCCACGGTGTACTACTTCAACAACCGCACGCAGCAGCCTTCCGGTGGTTTCGTAACTGACGGTGGCGCACGCGCTGTGACCACTTCGACGTACAACCAGAACCTATACCCAATCAAGCTCTTGCAGGTTGTGGGTGCAGTGACTGGTTACGCTCAGGCTGTGACCGCAGACCTGATCGGCAACTTGCGCGCCAAGGAAATCATGGGCGCCGCAAAGCGTCTGTACTGGTCGGTTGAGAACGCTATCTGCTGGGGCAACGCTACCGCTACCGCTGGTGGCCCATACCCTCAGTTCGACGGCCTTGACACCATCGCTAACGTTTACTCCGGTTCGACGCAGAACGCCATCAACTTCCAGGGTGGCGCATTCGACCTGGGTGCTCTTGACCAACTGATTGACCTGGTTGAGAACAACGTTTCCGAGGATGTTTGCAACAGCGAGTGGATGTTCGTCCTTTCGCCAACCGCTGTTAGCCGTCTGGCTCAGTTGTTCACCAACCAGCAACGCTTCGTTGACGAGGTTGAGGTTGCAACTGGTCTGATCGTTCCTTCCTACCGTAACGTTCCACTTGTGAAGACGAACTTCTTGTCTCCACGCGGTTCTGCTATGAGCGCCATCACGGCTGCTGGAGTTAGCTCCGGTGGTGCGCTGGCGAACGGCACCTACTACTACTACGTTTCGTTCATTGTGGACGTGAACGGTGAGTCTCAGGTGCAGCAGCTAGAGGTTAACGCCTCCGTTACTGGCAACGGTGTCATCACGCTGTCCTTCACGCCTCCTACCGGCTTCGAAAATGGTGTGCCTCTGTCCTACAAGGTTTACCGTGGCACGTCGTCCGGTGCGGAGTCTCTGCTTGGATACGTTGATGCTAACGTTAGCCCAACTCAGGGTCAGGCTCAGCCTTCTGACATCGTTCAGGCAAACCAGATCATCGACAACGGTGTAACGCTGATTCCTCAGTACAGCGTTGGAAGCGTGCAGAATGCCTCTAACCCGGCTACCTACGCTGCGATTGGTGAGAACTCCAATGAGTTCCCTCTAAACACCAACTCGGGTCAGAAGGTATACCTGATCGCACGCAACTCGGACTACATCATGCGTCCTTACGTTCGTGAGTTCACGCCAGTTGACGTGTACCCAACCACTGCTTCGCCTGACTCGTTGCCATTCGCAACGGTAACGGACACCACGCTTGCCGTGCGTGCTCCTAAGTACATGGGCAAGCTGGCTAACACCACCGTAAGCCTGTCCAGCTAAGGCTGACGACACTTTCTGGGACAGGGGTAGAGCGTAGCCGTTCCTCCGACCCTCTACCCCTGTCCTGGAATTTATTGGAGGAACAATAAATGAGCGACAAAGTACAGTTAACAAGCGCTGGTGCCCCAAATGGCATTGACGAGTATCACTGGGAACACACGGATTCGGTTGTGGCTGTTCCCCAGGAAGTAGCAGTGCAACTGTTGCGTATTCCAGGTGGCGGCTATGCTGTAGTTGAAGCATACAAGGCACTTCCGGTTCCATCTGCACCACCGGCTTTTGCACAAAAGGCTGAAGCACCGGCAAAGAAGGCACCGGGTCGCCCCAAGAAGGCCGCTGCATCCCCAGAAGAAGACAAGCCATCGTTGGTGGCAGCGCTGGGGTTGGTAGAGAACAAGGCAGGATAGCGATAGAGAGGCTGAGCGGTGACTGAACCAGAGATTACTCAGGATCTAGACTATCAGATTCCTGGTGCGCTCACTACCGTTGGTCGATTTATGCGACGTTATCCAGAGATAGCCAAGCAGCGCGATCCGATTGTTATCGAAGAAACGCTGATTGAAGCTACGGCGGATCTGGAGTCTATGACTTCACGCCGCCTGGTACCATTTAACAACATAGTATACGAGGATATGCTGAACGGCATTGATCCGAACGAATACGGTGACGCCAACACTAGTATGCCATTGAGCATCTATGGCTCGCTGGGCATCTCGTTCGCCAATGCTATAGGTGCCGACGACCTGGTACGTCACTTCTTCTTGGATCACTATGCTCCACTCTACTCTGAGCTATGGACATACGATATCCAGTCTATGGAGATATTCCTAACCTACGGCAACTCTCAGCCCATCGACTTTGTTGGTGGAGGGATTGTCGGTCCTGAGATTAACTCAGGTCACTGCTGGTTGCGACTTGGCACGTTCTCTCCTGAGGGCACGCGCATTAAGGTTGTCTACAGCGGTGGCTACACGGTGGGTATTCCACCTGACCTACAGCGCGCCTGCCTGATGCAAGCCGCTAAGCTATTTGCCATCGACGGTACTATCGTTATGCGTGACGGTGTAAACCTGAACGAAGTTAGCGACACCATCGACCGTGCCTTGGCTCCTTGGATGAGGTACTAGTGGGTGTTGAAATACTTCCTGGCACGGACGCCTTTCAACTACACCTAAAGGAAATAGAGGCTAGGGCATTAGACTTTATGCCCGCCATGCCAGCGATGGCTGAAGTTTTCTATCAAGCCGAGAAGCAAGTCTTTGCCGAAGAGGGTCCGAGTTGGGCGCCTCTTGCTGATTCTACGATCATTCGCAAGCAAGGCTTGTCTGACGAGATGATGGTTCGTGGGGACATAGGCAGCGAAGGTCTGAAGCAAAGCCTGACTTCGCACTCTGCCCACTCTGTTTACCGTGCGACTCCACTCTCCTTGGACATTGGCACAAGTGTTTCGTATGCAGCCTTCCACCAGGAAGGTGCCGAGGGTTTCTCCCCTATCAGAAAGATCGTTCCAGGGATTTCGTCTTCGAATGGCTTCTACATGGTTGCCACTTGGTTCGAGATTCTTCAGAACTACTTAGTCCACGGAATTGCCGGTAAGTTATAATGCCTGGATTCCCAGACCCAACTACACCTTGGTGGCAGGATTGGGGGCTGAGCTACGTTGGTGATCCCTACGGTCCTATCCTTGGTGGACACTCCGTACAAATCGCAACGCTCCGCACCCTAAGAAAGTGGCTGCCGGTCTACATCAAAGACGTGAATCGCCAGCTTGGCGGCAACGTTCTCAGGATAGTCGAAGATTCTTTCCACCCATTTGAGGATCGCGTCTGGAGTACAGACGAAGATGTTCAGATAGACGTGATCGTACCAGGAACAACAGGCAAGCCCGCATTGTTCACCAATGGCGGCTACCAGTCCTGTTGGAAGATGGAGATCCACATAAACGTCTATGCGGGATCAGACTGGCAAGAGACGTTAGCGTTAACCTACGCTTACGCAGCCGTCGCTCGTGCAGCAATCATTCAACACCGCGACCTAGAAGGGTTCTCCCAGACCACCATGTGGACCGGCGAGCAATACTTCAAAGGCAAGGATACCGGCGATAGATATGTCGGTATGGCTACCGTAGGTTTCGAAGTCACGGTTTCCACAACCGTTGATCCATTTGCCGGTCCACCAGCGCCTCAGTTCGCTGCGGAGGGAACGCCGACCGAGCCATCATTGCTTCCGTTGCCGCCTTTCCCAGAAGTGCTCCAGACCGACGTTTCGGTTGAGCAGCAGGCGCTAACCAATCCGAACGGAAGCCCCACTCAATGAGCAAAATCACAGTAGTTGCACAAGCTCCTTATCCCATTCCGGTGGACGACGGACGCCATCTAGTGCCAGGAGAGATTGCCAAAGTTGAGCACACTCCAGAAGTAGACAGCCAGATTACTCTTGGCTTCCTTCGTGTTGTGCCCGACAAAATTGAAGAACCAGAACAACCTACAATCCGCAAGCCGAGGGCTAACGCCCGTGACGAGAATCAGGAAACCACATGACCATCGTAAACAGTGAGGCACCCGGCGTATACGTTAACGTTATAGCCGCACCACCATCTCCGAACGGGAACGCTCCTACCGGTACATGGTTTGTGACAGGTCAGCCAGCACAGGGTCCAACCGGCCTAGCTGTCCCTGTTACATCCATGACTGACTACGCTAACTTCCTGGGTGCTCGTACATCTCAGGCATCCACGATCTATGACTCGCTAGACGAGTTTTTCCATGACGGTGGCGTTCTTGCATACGTTTCCCGTATCGTCGGGCCATCTGCTGTACCGGCTACCGTGACTCTGAGCGACACGGGATCTCCCTCTCCAGCGGCTACCCTGACGATCACCGCTAACGGAGCAGGAACCTGGGCCAACTACAGCAACCCTTCCAGCGGACCGATTGGTGTGCAGGTTGTGGTTGCAGCAGGCACCGTGAGTGGTAGCTACACAATCGCCATTGTGAACAATGGAACCACTGTAGCAAAGTCGCCCAACCTATTCGTTCCTCAGGACGCGATCACATGGGCGTCTTCTCTGGCTCCTTGGCAGGTTCTCGTAACTATCACCAACAATGGTTCGGCTACTGCACCACCAAACAACAACCCAGCTACCGGAACCTTCCCGCTGAGCGGTGGAGTTGATGACTTCGCTGGCGTGAGCGAGACTCAGTGGACGAATGCCCTATCAGCTTTCACCGCCAGCTTTGGCCCAGGACAGGTGTCTGCTCCTGGTCACACCACGGCGCCTGGCTACACCAATCTTAACGCACACGCTATTGCATTCAACCGCGTGCCCCTCCTGGATGTAGCCGACAATAGTTCTGCTGGACCGCTCCTAAGTCAGTCTTCTACCTTCCAGGGTAGTGCTCAGAATCCATCTTACGGTGCGTTCTTCGCTCCTTGGGTGCAGATCCCTGGCATCTTCCCAACCAACCCAGCCGCTAACTCGCCCATTCCTCTGCGTACCGTGCCACCTTCAGCGCTAGCCGCTGCCCTGATGGCACGCAATGACCAGACGAATGACGCCAACTCTCCTGCTGCCGGTCCTAATGGACAGAGCACCTACGCCGTAGGCGTGACGCACCAGTACGTTGCGAGCGATCTTGCCAACCTGAATGGTGCGGGGATTAACGTTATCCGTCCGATCCAAAATACTGTCACGCTATATGGTTACCGCTCTACCTCTACTGATCCGAACTGGGTCTACCTGAACAATGTTCGCTTCCGTATGCAGGTTGTGAACGACTTCCAGATCATTGGTGAAGAGTTTATCTTCGAAGAGATCGACGGTCAGGGTCACTTGTTCTCGGCCTTCAATGGCGCCCTAGCTGGTAAGTGCCAGTCATACTGGACTAACGGCAGCCTGTACGGCACCACACCGGCTCAGGCGTTCCAGATCAACACCGGACCACAGGTTAACACGCCGAACACGATTCAGGCGGGACAGCTTAACGCAGAATGTCTCTTGCACATGAGCGCGTTCGGTGAGTTCGTAACTGTCAACGTAACGAAGTACCTGTTGACCAACGCCTTCCCCGGCCAAACTCAGTAGTCTAAGAAAGAGATAATACATGGCTAATCCAAGTTCTTCTTCCATTGGGAACGCTACTGAGCAGCAGTTCCTACCTAGCATCTCTATTGATGGCTATGGCAACCTGGGGACATATGACAAGTGGAGTGGTGGTGATGTAACCGCTACGATCACTAAGTATCGTCCGGGTGGCATGGGTCCAGAAATCACCTATCCATCGCTTTCCATCATTGGAGATGTGACGGTCAGCCGCGTGTTCGTGACTGAGAGAGATGCTGCGCTTGTAGCCGCTCTCCAGCCACAAGCCGGTCTGGTCTACGGAACCATCACGCTTCAGCCGTTAGATGCCACAGGGAATGCCCTGGGCAACCCCACGACATACCGTGGTCGTCTGGCTGCCGTGAAGCCGGGTAACACCGACTCCACAAGCTCTGCCCCTCGTATGTATGACCTAATGTTTGCTATTGAAACGGTAAATTAAACCGCAACACCGTTGGAGGAACAACACTAAATGCCTGACATCAAAGTAGTACACGATGGCGTAGCACCTGAGCCTTTTCATGGATCGGGTACCGTAGAAGCCCCAGAGGAAGCAGTTGCTCCAGAGGTTGCCCCTACCGCCCCAGACAACAAGCCAGCGAGGATCACTCCGCGTCTTGCTCTTGCAGCACAGCGCCAAGAGATTCTTAGCACGCTGCACCTTGACCTAAAGGTGCCACGCTGGTCCGACCCTGAGATCTATGTGCGCTACCGTCCTATTGAGGCCGGTCAAGTAGAGAAGTCCATGAGACGCCGTGCGGCTGGTGCAGAAGATCAGCAAAACGATGCTTCTCTTTTGTTCCATGCCGACGTGCTTATCAGTGCGTGTCTCGGAGTCTTCGCTGTTTTGGACGGCGATCTGAAGAAGAAGTACAGCCTAGGACTTGGCGATGATGGGCTTCCATCTGACTGGCCTTCTGACGATCCTGCTGACTGGACGCGCTTTGACCGCGATCTTGCTGAAGCTCTTGGACTTGAAGAGTGGAAGTGGGGACAAGCGACAAACATTGTTCGCGCTCTTTACCTGACGGACGGCGATCTGATTGATGCCTCTACCGAATTGTCTGCCTGGAGCACCAGGAAGAACGAAACGGCGGCAGAGGATTTTTAAAAGCCCTAGAGGATGACCCGTTCATCGACTTAGCTGCGCGGATCCTCTTTCTAGGGGGCAACTATGATGCGATGCTAGATGCAGATATCGAAACTGATTTGCTCATCCATCGCAAAATAGCATCAAGGGCATTTGAAATGCACTTAGAAGAGTTTAAACAAGAACTGGAAATCGCTGCCGGGAGGTCACTACTCGGTCTATAAATCTAAGGGATGACCATCGTATGAAATTTTCCAGCGTAGACCAGCTTTTCTACGACGGTCTTCAGTTCTTTAAGGGAGCCGTCGCTTTTAGGAGCGGCGGCTTTTCCTATCTGGTGGCATAAGTGGCATCCGAAGAGATCGGCGCTAGGCTTGTCCTAGACCCAGGCACCTTCCTTGCAACCATCAAGGAAGCCAACACCGCATTAGACGACCTGAAGAAGAACCTTGGCGAAGTCGGCCTAGCAATGGACAAGGTAGAGGCGTCCGCTGCAAAGATGGGCGAGTCTACGGCTGCCGCTGGCGCTGAGTCTACCGCCGCCGCTGGCAAGTCCGAAGAGGCTGCCATTGTTGCCGGGGATGCTGGTGTTGTGGCTGCCGGTCAACACAAGACAGCGCTGGACAAGGTTAAGGCATCGACAACCGCTGCTGATGATGCTACTAAAAGTTTCAGTGGCACCTTAGAGAAGCTTGCTTCTGGTCCTGTAGCAAAGTTTGGCAAGTGGGGCATCGTTGGTGCTCTTGGTATCGGTGGCGAGTCCATAGACCAGTATATGAAATACCAGAAGTCAATGACGCAGCTTGTCACTCAGGCTGGCCTGGCTTCTAGTCGCCTACCCGCTATTATGCAGGGTGGACTGAACATCGGCAAGTCTACCGGACTGGACTTCAACGATATTGCTAATCAGTTATACCGTATTGTCTCGGCTACCTCTGGTCTGAAGGAAA